AACGCTTCTTTGAATGTTTCAATATCAACATCTTCTGGAATAGGTGCTTCTACATTAAAGTCATTGTCAAGTTTAATATCCATCTTGATATTAGTATCATATGTACCGCCTTGCTCATCAGGAATATGTGCATTTAATACGCCATCCACATAATTACCTAAACGCAATGCAGATTGAATTTGGTTCTTAGTTTTGGCATCTTTCATTCGTTCTTCTTGAATTTTGCCATTCTTAGCAATTCTGTCAGACATTACAGCTGGTACAATTTTCTTAACATCAGCATATACACGTTTAGCTATAGGGCTATTCATGCTACTAAAATCAGATGCACCTTTTGGAAATAATCGTTTAGCAGCGACTTTGCCAGATAAACTTCTATATTTATCTTTGTTTCTGTACATAGGGTACATTTGGATAGCACGGTTTACAAAACGACCAAGTAAATGATTGCCATTCTTATCGTCTAATTCTTCCATAAGCTGTTGCATACCAATAGTTTTAATACGTGTAGAAGCTTTTTGCATTGCTTGCAAAATGATAGCATTACGTGTTTTATCAAAATCTCGTGTATTTTCTACGTCAGTTAAATTGTAACCTTTATAAAACCATTTTTTTAGATTTTCATCAAAGTGATTTGGTTTGTCAATAAAAGAACTTAGGATAGTTTGAGGCACTTTTACTTCGCCATTACGAATAGCTTTCATTAATGTCGTTACATTTGGAATTTTATATTTAGGTACTTTATTAAAAATACTATTCCAATTATCTACAAATTCTGGTGCTTGTCGTACTAAATGGTTACGTTTAGCAACGATACCATTATATATACGTTGGTATTCACGTAAAGACATATGAGGATTGTCTTTAATATATTTAATATCTTTGGCGATACTTTCTAGTGTATCTTTATGTTTAGATATAACGTCTTCTGGTTGTTGAATATCATCACTTAAATCAATGTCACCAGTATCTTCATTAGCTTGACGAAGAACATATTCTTTATATTTTTGTTTTTGTTCTTTACCGTACTTAGTTTCCATTGGTACTGCATCAATAGCCTGTTTAGCTGTTTCTTCATTCATTTGACCGAATTGTTGTAGTGCAGATTTTAATTTAGCTAATTTGTCTGTATCACGCATTTTAGCTTTTTGTTCTTCTGTAGCTACATCTACTGTACGAGATTTAGAAGGAGTTTTCTTTTTCTTTTCTTTAGGTTGTGCAGGATTTAATGCTTTACGTTCTTCGTATGGAGTAACAATAGGTTCTCTATTTTCACCTGTAGGGTTATCATGGTCGATAGTTCGGGTGTAATCCTTTACCTCACGTGCTTTCCATTCAGAATTAGGTTTACGAACCATTACATTATAATTACCAACCTTGCCACCAAGAATATCTCCTTTTTGTGCACGGTATTTCAAAGCATCAAGTGTTTGTTTAAATTTAGGTTTATGCTCTCTACTAGTGTGAGATAATCTTCGCTGAATTTCTAGTAAGCCTTCATTGGTTACTCTATCGCTGTTAAGATAATCAGCCATTTCTTTATCAGCGGCGGCAAAGTTACCTTCAGATACAGCTAATTGTTTATTATTAACAAATTTTTGTGCATTTTGTGGTTTACGTTCTGCTAATTGAGCGTTAGCTCTACGTGTTTCTTCTTTAGCACGTTTAGCTTCATCAATATTATCTTGTAACATACGTCGTTCTTGTGTAGACAAGATTTTACGTACATTTTCAAATTGTGGACCAGTTACATCAAAACCATTAACACCCATTGTTACTAAGTGTTTACTTAATTGTTGTGCTAAATGTCGTTTAGCTGGTAAATAGTCATGGCTATCTTTAGGAGGTAAAGTACTAATTACATTCTCAACCTGTTTAGCCATATCACGGTTTTGAATATAGCTTTGCACGTTTTGAGGAGTACGCTCTTGGTTATCCATATGTTTAGCGTATTCTGTGATATTTTTAAGTTCTTCTGTAGAATAACCATTAGAAGGTTTAATACCAGCTTTAGCTAAGTAATTACGAACATTTTTAGATTGTTCTTGTTTTTTAATATCAGAACTTTTAGCATCTTTTTTACGTGCTTCCATTGCATTATGTACACGGTAAGCTGCGTCTTGTGCTTTATATGAGTTATCTTTATATTCGTTTTCAAAGAATGTTTTATTAGGAGAATTAGCGTATCTGTCTTCATTATACGCTTTACGATGTTCTGCTATAGCACGAATTTGGTCGTTATATGTATTATTCTTTTCTGTATCTGCAATACGACGTTCCACTTCACGAACCGATGTTTTATCAGGATTTTCACGTTCTAAATTAGCACGTTCAGCATCTGTCAATGTTACGCCAAGTCTGTCTGCTTTGTCCGCTAGGCTTTCTTCTTGTGGTGCTTCATTTACATCTTCAACCGTCTCAGTATTATTTGCACCCACCATATCATTGTAAAGATTACGAGATACTAAACGTGCGGCTTTTGGTTCTAAGCCAGCGTTTGTAAAGTTTTCTTCAAACATGCGTGGAGAAAGTTGGTCAGCAGGTTTATCACCATGTAATTCCATGATATTAGCACGTTCATCTTGAAGTTTATTCATCATATCTGCATAATCTTCAGGTTGTAATTTATTGAGTGCTTTATTTACAGCTGTCGCAAAACCACTTTCTTCCATCATAGGAGAATAGGAGGCGTTAGAAATATCATCAATTTCTACATTACCAAGTGGAGTTTCGTTGATAATATCAGGAGTTTCAGTAACATCAGATGCAATATCAATACCAGTATCAGCCATTGGTGTATCATTTACAGCAATAGGTGGTTGAGTACCATCATTGATAATATCATTATCTGCTGTTAAACCAGCCATTTCATCAGCTTTATTTAATGCCTTATTACCAATATGTCTAGCAGCACTACCCATACCGCCAACAGCCATAGATACGTTAAATGCGTCTTTAGCGGCAGACCACATATCATCAGTCCATGTAGATGGGTCTAACATAGATACTTGGTCATAACCTTCTTGACCTTTGATACGACCTTCAATCGCTTGTTGCCATGCTTCTGTATAACCTTCTAGTGAACTATTGACAGCATTACCAAGCATACTTTTAGCAATAAGTTTACCGCCATCTTTAGCGAACGCACTAGCAAGCATACCAGCTTTACCAGAAACACCAGCACGGTCTGCAATATAATCTAATGCGGCAGGTGCCCAACCTTGGTTTAAAGATTGTTCAAATGCACTACCTGCTACATCGGTATCATAACCAGCATTACGGTAATCGTTATAAATAGAACCAGCATTTTGTAGGTTTTCTAAACCAGCACCTGTTGCGATTTCTGTACCATATTTAGCGACTGTACCTAAACCATTTGCAACGCTACCAGCTAAACCTTCACTTAAACCAGCTCTACCTAGTAAACCACCAATTTTACCAACATTCATCGCACCACTTGCAAAACCTGCTGTACGAACAGCCATACCGATTTGTGGTACCGTATTACCTGCAAAATTACCAATTTGAGCAGCCCAGTAATGAGGATTGATTACTTGCTCATTCCAAGGTAAATCAGCAGTATCGCCCATTGTGCTACGATAGCCAGCTAGATTAGCATAAAAGTTTGCTTCGTTTTCAGCCTTACCTCTAAGCCATTGTGCTGTATCTCCATCAATGTTAGAAAGTCCGTATGCAACGGACCCTAACATATCAGAACCTAGCCTATCAATACCAGCACTAAAGTTGCCTAACGTCTCGTCAAGAATACCATCATAACTGGCTTTACCCATATAGTCAGAACCATATTGGGCTAAGTTATTTTCATATGCGGCTTGAGCATTTCTATTAGCTAATCCGTCTGTCCATCTTGCCATGTATTAAACTCCTTTATCCTGTATAAGCTGATTGTTTTTCTGTACCCCATGCTTTTGTTTTTGCATCTTGGTCATATTGTTGCCAACCTACTACTTTAGATATTGCATCTTGTCCTTCTACTGTATTAGCATATGGGGCTAATTTATCAATAATACTTTGTGTTGTATTTGCTACTGAGCCTTTCCATCCGTCATAAGACGTTTTAGCCCAGTCTGCATCAGAAGCTGCGGTAAATTCTTCTTGACCAGCTGCTAAAATTTTACCAACATTATTTTGTTGTGCGATTGTCAAATGAGGTTGACCATCTGCTCCTAAATAAGAACCATCTGGTAATTTAGAACCTGCGGCACTTCTAGCACCTGCACGCATACCAGCAACAGCGAGTGCTTGTGCCATTTTAGACTCTTGCAATTCTTTTTGTTGTTGGAATTGCATATTCATTAACTCTTTCTTTTGAGCAAATGCTCTAGCTTGGTCATCAAGTGCTTGTTGGCGTTTCATATTTAACATAGCCATTTGATTATTATTCATATATCTATCAGCCATAGGGTCTAAACGAACACCTAATGCTTGACCTAAACTTGCTAACATCTTGCTATTAGAACTGTTATGACTATCTGCAATCATTTGTGCTAACTGACCAGCATTAGTTAATTTTTGTTGGTTATTAGCTGTATTAGCGGAAGATACCGCTTGATTTACTAAGGCTTTCATTTGGTCGGCATTATTTCTACTTAATGCCGTACCCATTTCACCAAAATAAGATGAATTACGTAAGCCAGCAATACGCCCTGCCTGTGTAGCACGTGCGGCTTCTACTTCAGGACTAGCTACTTGGTAATTCATTAATTGATTTATTTTACCCCAGTCTAGTTTTTCATTTGGGTCATCAAATGCAAAATTTTGAGCTTGGGGATTGTTATTCTGATACCGCGTCATAGATGTAGGAGAACCTGCTTGAGAAAATGCATCACGAGCAGCCTTTTCTCTTGGATATAAGTCAGTATCAGCACTACGTTCAAAGTTGTCGTGGAACCACACGGCTGCTTGTTCAGGAGTTTCAAAACTATTAAGTTGATTAATACCTTCTGGACCAAGCTCTTTTAGCATATACTGAAATTGTGCTTCTGGACTACCAGACGAAATGCCTAAAGACTTGGCAAAATCTGCCAAGCCTTGTTGTCTATCAGCACTCGTATATTGGAAAATACCATAGCCATGTGTCCCATTAACTGGAATTTCATTTGCATGACCGCCACCTTCGATAATAGTAGGGTCCATATTGGATTCCATCATACCATTACCTATGATACCAGCGGCTGCCGCAGGAGTTAAACCATACCCCTGTAATAATCCCATGTAATCAGCCATAGTACCTCCTATTTAATATTTTGTGTTAAACCACCGTATGCTTGCCAATAATTAGGGAAATCTTGGTAGTTTTGGTCATGTACCCGCAAACCTTGGTTGGCTTGACCATAACCTTTGATATAGTCAATAGCACCAGCATTATTTGTCAGTGCACCACCGATTGTATTAGCATTTAAACCAAATGCATTACGATAACCACGACCAGCTAAATCAGCTTGAATATTCATAGCTTGATTTTGTAAATCTTTATTTTTTTCATATTCAGGGTTTTGATATAAACCTTGAAGATTTGTTAAGCCAGATGTAAAACCTTGTTGACGTGCCAATTCTTCTTTTTGAGCTTGGTTATTAGCTTCACGAAGAGCACCACGGTCAAGACGGTTATTAAACATCATTCCACCGATAATACCAGCCAAATTGCCTAATTGAGTTTGCCAGTCATTATCTCGAACTTGAATTACTTGCATTTATGCCTCCTAGAACGACTCTGCGTAAATACCTTCTGCCAAGAACATATTATCGTCAGTGTCTAATACTAATTCAAATACTTCTTCCTTGTCTTCTGTATCAAGAATGAATTCAATACGCTCAAATCCATCTTTTGTTTCAACTTTATCACCTTCAGACAATTCAGATAACTCTTTACGACCATCAGGTGTGTTAAATACTTCTGTGCTAGTTGTGCGAAGTTTATGATTGTGAGTAACAAGTAAGAAGATTTGTTGCATGCCCATGTTTCTATTTTCAGAGACAGTAGCGTAACCATTACGTGTTTTAACTTTATCTCCTTCTTGAATAGAGCCAATCGCTTGTTCACTACCATCAGCCATTTCAACCATTACATAAGATGGGAAACATGCTATAATAGAACCAGCTAAGGACAATGCACCACCTAAGAAGCCGCCACTAGAAGATTGTGTAGCAAATGTTCTGCCATTATTTAACTGACCTTGAGTTGCTAATGCTTGGTTAGTAGCTTGGCTTTGACCTTGTGCTAACGATAAAGAGTTTTGTACAGGTGTAAACGATGCTTGATGTGCTCTTTGTGCATATTCGATAGGAGTAGACGCATATCTCATACGTTGGTCCATTAAGCCAGCTGCTGTTTGCAAATTCTTGTCGTAATCTTGCGACATTTGAGCGGCAAAATTTTTCTGTACATCATTTGTTGTTGTATTAAATCGAGAACTGTCAACAACACCACGTTGAGCCAAGTTGGCTAGGTTTTTACCCATTGTATTTTCATACATACGATTAAAATAGTTTTGTTTAGCATTAGCAAATACGTCTGGTAAAATGCCTTGGCTAAGAGGAATAAACTCATTCTTAATTTGTTGCATTTCAGCTGTTTGGTCATTGTATAATTTTTGCCAATCAGGTGTAACAATATTACCAATGTTGTCTGTGCCATATTTTACAAGTGCATCAATACTTGGTTGAATTGAGTCTATATATCTACCCTGCAACGCTATTAGCTGGCGTTCTTCTGGTGTTAATTGGCGTTCATGGAATTCAGTCCTTGACTTGCCCATTTATACCTCCTTTGTAAAATAGTAATACGTACCGTTTTCGTCTGTTCTTTCTTCGTATTCACACTTCGCTAATCTAGCGTATGCTTTGGGATTACGTGTATCAGTATATGAAGCTACCCGTTTTAATCCTAATTGTTTAGCCATAGAGCGAACATGTTTCCACCCCTCAACAATAGGGACACCACATCCAATATCAATCTCTAGTGTATCGTCTATAATACCGAATGTTAAGAAAGAACCATCTTCTCTTAACCAAATTAGAGGATGGAATAGGTAGTCCCAATCGTCAAGATAACTACGACCGACACGTTTTTGATATTCATCTATATGTTTTTGTATATTAGCTGTAAGGGCTATCGCCATTTTTATGAGCTCCTTTCAAGAAGTCATTCTGGTCTCTACCCTTTCTACGCCGTGCTGATTTTCGCCTTCCCCTTGTTGCAGAGGAGTCACTAACCATACTTTCTCTTTCTAATACTATATCAAAAGAGATATATTTAAAGATAATTGGGTCATCTGTTTCAAATTTAAACCGAAGAATTGGGGAAAGAATTTGTGTTTTAAATTCTCTTTGTAGTTCTGTTGTTGTCCATTTGTGCGTTAATTGTACATCATTGATGTAAATATATCCACGACCGTCATTTTGTTCAGACTGAATATCAATATACGTTCTATAAGCATTAAGGTTATGAGTGTCTCTCATTTCCTTAGATTGAATAAGTTGATGAATAGAATAACCATTGTCTGTTGTATATTTAAAATCAAATTCGTAAATAGCACCATGAGTATCATCAGTATTCATAGCTAATAATACATGGTATTGATTTTCACAAATTGATGTAACATTATAAGGGAAAATCCATTTAGTATAACCACCAGTCCAATAGTGGTATACGAACATTTCTCTATTGCAAGCACCACTAACTACCATTTGTTTTGTCCTTCGCAAGTCAGAAATAAATGGTTTAGTAACATTTTCTTTAAGTTCTGGATTGATATTATCACCAACATCCATCACATTGAAGTTGGCATATACCTGAGAACTTTTAACAGATTTTAAACCACGAGTAGAAACGAATACAATATCAGAGTTAATATTATCACAAGCGTGCCTACTTACAACATCGGAATTATTAGCAAGTAGAGTAATAGACCATTCTTCTGGTTCATTTTGAACGTCATATATATAGCCATTGCTTTTAAATACTAATACATCAGAAGCTAATTCAGCTACAGCAATAATGTCTCCACCATCACCATAACCAACATTAACATCTTTACGTGCCGAAGCATCATTACTATTTTCATTCCAGCTGGTTGCGTCACCAATAGCGGAATAAATTAACAAATCAGAACCTGTTTTAGCTACAACTACACGCGATGAACGTGTAAAGACAATATCACAATTAGGACTACCTTCAATTACTTTAAGTGTTTGGTAATTGTATTCTTGTAATTTCGAGCCACTTGCGATTAACAAAGAGCCTTTCCATTTACAACAAGAAGGGCGTTCCGCATCCCCATTAATTTTACCAATTAATATAGGTTGTTTGCCGAATTCATACCTGTACACCTCTTTGTTTTTAAGAAATACGAAGAAATCATTCATTTCGTAATCATTGTATACATGCGTAACAGGAGAATTAAAAGAAGCAAGAGGGGTACTTAAACCCCTCCGTGTTCTTAATTTACTACCTACTACATCAAACTCCATGTTTTCTAGGCGAACAACTTCATTATCTTTGATAAACTCAGGAGACTTGGCAATATTCATACCACCAGTTAAATCATCTAATTTAACGGTAACAATTTTTTTAGTTTTACCACGTTTTTGAGCCATTAATATATACCCATTTGTTTCACTTCTTCTTCAGTGATAGGAGAACCATCATGATGGATAGCAATACCAATCATATAATTAGGTTGTTGTTTATGCTGTTTAATATTGTCTAAAATAGCATGGTCTGTATTATAAACACCGTCTTCAGTTGAAACGATACATTGAGGGTTTAATTGACCAGCTATATCAGAATAATGGAATACTAATCTGTTGCCTTCTAATTCTAACACGGCAGCGTTATATCCTTTAAGTAAAGGTATTGTCTGTGATGCTAGAGATTTGATAAGTTTAACTGGTATATATTCAAAATCGCCATTATCAATAGCGATCTGATCTCCGTCGTAGGACGCCTGGGCAAAGTCAGCCACCAGGAGCGGAGATGCGTAGCGGAAGAGACGATACCCGCCGCTGACCACGTTACGCCAGAAGCCGATTGGCCGATCATGCATGAGTGCAACGGCGATAACCTGTCCCTCATGTTCAACGACGAGAGCGTTTCTGGAGGCCAGGTAGGCTTTCGCCATCATCTCATTGAGGACAGCCAGACATTGTGGGTAACGCTCCGTCTGGTAGACATATGGCTTGAGCGTGAGATGAAATGGATAGTCAAGAAATCCTTCCGTGATAATGCGTGTCATTTCAGGAATATCTGCACTCGTTGCGGGCCGACACTTCACAGCGCCCCTCCTCTGTTAGACCGGATAGCACCTCGTAATAAGGTCGAAAACCTGACGTCAGGTAGACAGTTGTCATACTACGTGATGATTTCTCAGGAGACCTTGTCAGTTAGAGGATTTTTTCTTTGACATGCGAGGCATACCAACTTGACGTTCGGTCAGACATTCTCAGGCCCCGTCCCCTCCATTGCTTTGCGCGCGCGAACAGACGATAATCGAGTGACCTAGATCCAGGAGGATTGCATGCGACTTTTCCGCACCCTGTGCGCAACGCTCGGGACCCTATTCATCGTGTCGACCCCGTCGTTAGGGGCCTACGCAGCCGCGATCCCGCCTTTGTCGGAGACGTCCGTCCTGGCTACGGACGTCCACCTCACTGACGCGGCATCAGCCCTTTCTGTGGAGAACAAGGGCAGCGCCACCGTGGCCGCACCGTTGCGTGCCGCCGCTGAGGAGGCATCGTCGACTCCATCTTTGTGGCTATTGACCGCCCTGATCATCAGCATCATCATCCTTGTTCTGGTGGTCGTCTTCATCGTCTACGCCTTGCGTTCACAGAAGGCCAAGAAGAAGTCACAGGCTCAGCGTGTCCCTCCCTCAAGCCAGGGAAGCGTTCCTTTCCCGGTACGGCCCGGCATGCCCGAGGCCTCGGCATACACTGGCGGTCCCGCTCAGTTCGGTCAGGGGACAACGTACAACCCCTACCCTGCGCAGGATGCGACACCCGGTGG